AAATGGCTAATACTTTAGCAACCAGTATAGGTACTATTAATAATACCAGTCAAACCCCATTAAGTTTGGGTGTTAGTGCTGATACAAAACATGCTACCTATCTTAAGCTGTTCTCAGGTGAACTCTTTAAAGCCTATGAGTCCAGCACAATCGCAAAGGGGACTATACAGAACCGTCAACTAAAGAACGGTAAATCTTTACAGTTCATCTTTACAGGTCGTATGCAAGCCGCATACCACGAACCCGGTACACCAATCCTCGGATCTGGTGATCCTCCAGTAGCTGAGAAGACTATCGTCTGTGACGACCTTCTAATCAGCTCAGCTTTTGTCTACGACTTAGACGAAACACTTGCTCATTACTCACTTAGAGCAGAGATTTCCAAGAAGATTGGTTACGCTTTAGCTGAAGCTTATGACAAGAAAGTCTTCCGTACAATCGCACTATCAGCTCGTGACGCTCATCCTATTACAGCAGCACCCGGTCCAGAACCCGGTGGTTCTATCATTAAGATAGGAGCTAATAATGAGTACGATGCACAGAAGTTAGTTGATGCATTCTTTGAAGCAGCATCAATCCTTGATGAAAAAAATCTACCTAAGTCTGGTAGAACAGCTGTACTATCTCCAAGACAGTACTATGCATTGATATCTCAAGTTGATTCAAACATCTTGAACCGTGACTATGGTAACTCACAAGGTAACTTGAACTCAGGTGACGGTCTTGTATCTATTGCAGGTATCGACATCAAGCGTTCTAACAACCTACCTTTCCAAGCTGGTACAATTACTTCCCAAGCTGGCGAGAACAATGATTACTCAGGTGCTTTCGCAGATCACGCTGGTCTTATCTATCAGAAAGATGCAGCTGCTGTAGTAGAAGCAATCGGTCCACAAGTGCAAACAAGTGGTCACGACGTTAAAACAATGTACCAAGGCGATTTAATCGTCGGAAGGCTCGCAATGGGCTGTGGTACTCTTAACCCTGCTGCTGCGATTGAAATCCAAACTGCTTGAGGTAAACTATGTCAGTTAAACCCGGCGTAGCCACGACTAGAACTATCCCTGCTGGACAAGCAGTTGGTGGGACTGGTTCAACAACCCATGCAGCACCTACTCCTATGGAGTATGGTAGGCAGTTAGATCAGACTGGTTTAGATAATCGTGGCGATGGTAACACAACTTAATTGAGGAAAAAAATATGGCTAATTCAGTCGCAAAAGGAAATACAGCTGTATGTACCACTGATGCTGTACGCAAGTCTGTATCTCGCACAAACGGCGATGGAACAGGAGTACGCAGTTCAAACCCTGTAACTTCCACAACCAAGAATCTACGAGTAGCATATGCTAACGTAGAATGTGATGTACCTTAAAGTACAATTATAAAGGGGAACTTCGGTTCCCTTTTTTTTATTAATAAAAATTAACTATGACTTTGATATCTGACACTGCTCCTGAGAAGCTACCTGCAATAAACCAAATATTACAATCAATAGGCCAAGCTCCTGTAACTAACCTTGACGATAGAACCAACCCAGACGTTGCGATCATATCTACAACGTTAGCAGAAGTAAATAAAGAAGTCCAAGCTGAAGGCTGGGCTTTTAATACAGAATATGAAAAGCCTATTAATACTATTAATAATGGTTCTTCTGATGATAAAGAATATCATCTCCCTGAAGGGGATAACATCTTACAAATAGATTTATCAGATAAATATAAAGGTGACATAGATGTTGTAGTAAGAAGGCAGCCTACTACTAATGGGACAACAGGTGTATTAAAACTATACGATAGATATAACCATACATATAAGATAGGTACAACTGCTGGGCAAGAATTTGATGCAGATATTATATGGTTATTTGATTTTATTGATGCACCTATACCTATTCAAAACTATATTACAGCAAAAGCTGCAACAATTGTAGCTCAACGTATTTTAGGAGACCCAGCTGTAGTGCAGATCCTTCAGCAAAGAGAAGGGTTAGCTAGATCTATTGCATTAGAATATGAATGCAATCAAGCAGATTATAGTATCTTTGGACACCCCCATGGTAATAGAAACTACACCAGTTATAAACCTTACACAGCATTACAACGCTAATGGCCTTTGTTACACAACGTGTCCCGCATTATTTAGGAGGGGTATCTAAACAACCTGATGATAAAAAAGCTTTAGGTCAAGTTAAAGAAGCTTTAAACGCTTATCCTGATCCTACCTATGGTTTACAGAAAAGACCGGGACTTAAATTTCTAACACATTTAAAAAAATCAGATGGTAGTACTAAGTTTTCAGGTACTGATTTAGATAATGCTAAATGGTTCTATATACATCGTGAGGATGATGAAAAATATGTAGGATGTATTGTAGGTAATACTACAGCAGCTGACGCTGACATCCATGTATGGAATGCTACATCTAAAGTTAAAGCTACTATTACTTTTGGTGCTAACCCAACTGAAATAGCTGCTAATAAAACATATCTACACGCTACACAGAAAAAGGATTACGATGTACTTACTGTACAGGATTCAACTGTTATTACCAATAAAATTGAAACTGTAGAAGCAGGAGCACTTAACACTTTTAATCCTAAACGTCAAGCTACAATACGATTACTTGGTGTTGATAATAGCTCAGATTATAAAGTAAAGGTAACAATAGGTGGAGAGGAAAGGCCAGTTACTTTTACCAGTGATTCATCTGCTACAGGTTTAGAGATTTTAACTGGATTAGCAACTGCTTTAAGTTCCTTACAATCATCTGGAGGTGTCAATCTAAATTTAACTGTTACACAATTAAATGGTTCAATTGAAGTAACCCATACTTCTGCTGATTTTACAATAACAACAGACGGTGGTATTGATGGTAAACAGTTAAGTAGTTATGGTGATCAAGTTATTAATGTCGCTGAGCTTCCTACAGAAGCTGTCCACGGTAGGACTGTAAAGATCATCAATACTGCTGGTGCAGATGATGATTTTTATGCTAAGTTTGTAGCTAATGCTGGTTCTGGTAATGGTGAAGGGTACTGGGAAGAAACCTTAGGACATGGTATGTCTCCGGGTCTTGTAGCATCTACAATGCCACATGAATTAGTTAATACGGGTGACAATGCTTTTACATTTAGGCCGATTAGTTGGACTAATAGATTAGTAGGAGATGATACTACTAATCCACACCCTTCATTTGTAGGCGAAAAAATACAACAAGCCTTTTTCAATGATAATAGATTAGGTTTTTTATCAAAAGATAATGTAATAATGAGTCAAGCTGGGGAGTTTCATAACTTCTATCATATAACAGCTAAGACACTTAGTGCAGCTGATCCTATTGATTTAAACTGTTCTAGTACTAGGCCAGCTGTACTACATGGTATAATACCAGTAGCCTCAGGTTTAATGTTATTTTCAGCTAATCAACAATTTGTTATGTATTCTGCTGATGGTAACCTTTCACCACAAACTGCTATAATACGTGGACTCTCTAACTATGAGATGGATACTGATATAGATCCTGTTGATGTAGGTACTAGTATTAACTTTATTAGTAAAACTGCAGTATATACTAGAGTGTTTAGTATGAATCCTAAAGGAGAAGGTGAAACTCCAGAAGTAATTAATTTAGGAAAAGTAGTAGATGAATATATACCAGAAACAATTGATAGTTTAATAGCTAGTCCACAAAACTCATTCATAGCATTATATGGATCTACGTTAGATACAGTATATTTCCATAGAATATTTCCTGAAGCTGAGAATTTAAGAGCATGGTATAGTTGGAAATTTCCGGGTAACGTATTAGATTTTGTTGTAGATTCTGATACACTGTATACTGTAGTAAAAGTAGGTACAGGCTCATCAGCTAGGTACAGT